ATTTAATATTAGCTGTTTAAGTCCTAAGAATCTACTAAGCATTGGTATATACGTATATGTACCATCAAATATATTATAGGTACTATGTGAACCATCCTCCGCAGTACCATCTATAACAACAGATGCGTTTTTAACATTAGTGTAGGCATCTATAATAGAGGTAGAACGAAGATTTGTTTCAGATAGATCAACAGTACCTTTATATGTTAAACCATAATAATCTGCGTAGTCTATAACATAAGAGTTATGACATTCTAAATATGGTAGTATAGCCGAATTTTCAGCTTTAACATATCCATTTACTCTTATAGCTACTAAATAAGATATACCAAATTGTTGAGTTGTATAATTATGTGTAACTATTTGTCTACCACTATACATCCTAATAGTTTCAGCCGAACCATCTCCCCAATCAAAATCTACATCTACAAATTGAGAATAATCACCATATTCAAAATCTCCTAAATTTATACTTAGAGTATAGTCAATATTATAAGATACTAATAAATATAAAGTCATACCATTGGGGCAATTACTTATATCAATAACTTCATTATACATAGGTACAGCTCTTTCAGAAGAAGTCGGACTATATGGTGAAATTCTTCTAACATTAACACTAGATATACCACCATTAAAATCACTAGTACCACCAATTTTTATAATTTTATCTATTGTAGTACTACTTCTAGCTTGTAAATATACTCTATGATATTTATTACCATAAAAATATACCCTACTCCCAACTAAACTAACACCTTCCGGATAAGAAGATTGATCTAATTCAATAACTTTAACACTTCTAGGATTATCTCCACCACCATCATATTTATCCGCACATATTCTATTAGTAAAAGTACCATCTAACTCTATATAAGCACTACCATTGCTAGAATTAACAACTTCAATATCTACTCTATATAGAGCATCCCAATTAACAGAACCACTCATATATTCACAATATTGTGTTACGGTAGTATCATTATTATCATTTCTATATATAGCGCCACCACTATAAACCCAATTAGAAGGTAGGTTCCAATATTTCTTAATTACCTTATAAGCATCTGTACCATAACCTCTATCTACAAAATTACTATTAAATATAAATTGCTGATTTCTTTCACCAATTTCTTTCATAAATAGTACTTCATACTGACCACCTCTATTATCAGATAGTATATCTATAAATTCTATTATATCTTCACCTATATATTCAACATTAACAGTAGCCTCATTATTTTTATAATTACCTGTATTTATTACAGTATTATGATATGAATCGAATAAATTAGATCTTTCTAAATCTTTAAAATATATAAAATCAGCATGAATGGCATCTTGTAATCTAACTAAACTACTAGCACAAACCATATTAGAAGGTAATACATCAAAATTAGGTTTTACATATTTATCAGGACTAGCACTAAAAGATATTATATGGGGTTTTTTAGGATCATCAGATATAGTACAATTACTAACAGGAATTATTTCTACTATATACATAGTATTAGGTGGTGGTGTCATTTTATCATAAGGAGTACCTTTTGGTTTAGTTTCAAAATTAAACCATTTAGATAAATCTAGATTATTGTAATTATATACATTACTATTATATATACCATCTTTAGCTATTGCTTTTTCAGTGTAATTACCAAATGGAGCATACTTAAATGTATTATTATTAAACTCAATACTTGATTCTCTTATATCATAGTTGTTATATTTACCACCGGTAACTATATCCCAGAGTTTATATCCAGATTCAATATCGTTTTGATTAAGTTCTGCAAATAAATCAAATATAAAATCAGCACTTTCAACTAGAGTTCTAAGAGCAACATATTCAATTATTAAACCAGCAGTTAAACTACCAAAACCACCAAGATATATAGCTTCTCCTATTTTAACTCCTATCTTAGTAAGTTTTTCTACTAGAGGCCCCTTAAATATATTCCATAAAACTCCTTCCCCTATTTTAGCTTCAGCAGCTACAGCTAAAGGAGGTAAAGTTGCTACTAAAGGAAATGGTATTTGATGTGGACTACCATTTTCAAAAGAATCGCCAGCTTTATAATAATATTGATTACCAGCAACATAATCTGAACCTAGTACTATGCTAACTTTAAATTTAAATTGTACATTATCTGGGAGTTCACCTTCATTATCTACTTTAACTTTAGAACTAATACCATATCTCTGTAAGTATTCTTCACCACCTTCTCTATAATATGCTGGCATATACCTAGCTCTAGCATCACCTGGATATTCAATATCTCTATCTACATAATAAGGTTGTATAATTCTAGGATCTAAAGTTATAGGTACAAATGGAAATCCATCTACATATTCAATTTCACCACCTTCTAATAACTCTACATCATCTACATTCCAACCTTTTAAGTTACTAAAATATATCTCAGGGGTAGTTATTTCATCCTCACATCCACCATATTGTATATAATCATAACAAGAAATAGGATCATCTACTGATAATTCATTAAAACGTTCTTCATCATTAGCACCATTACACCAATCCTCATGTATGAAGTTAGACTTTATATTAGGAGATACAAATATATCCTTTAGATCTATATTTCTATTATCCTTATAAGTTTTAACATTATCAAAATCAGCTAATACATCTTGTATTGATAAATTATCAACATTAGATCCACCACAAGGCGAAACATTCCATATAGGTACGTACTTACATTCCATATTAACTATTCATTTCAGCATCAGTACAATGAAATTTTATATTACCTTTTACTTTAAAGTCAGATACTAGTTCACCATCTTCATATCTACCTTGTATAGCAGCCACTTTAACTTTAGAACCACTACTATTATACATATAAAAATTAATATCTCCTACTCCACCTGGCAAACTTCTACCATCTAAAGTAATATTAACATTACCCTCACTAATAGCAATTTCTGTAACCTCACTAGTATCAGTAGGGGTGGCTGAATTTGTTTTAAGAACTCTTACGGAATCCCAATCAGACCTAATATAATTATCAGCTATTCTAACACCAGCCCCACCATCAGGATTAGGTTTATTTACATTAAGGCTAGCTGCTGTGAAACTTTCATTTGCAGCACCATTAACATAAGCAGCACCAATGTTTGCTCTAGCACGAGCACGTCTTACATTCACTTCCTCTACAGGGTCTCCGTCAATAACTGGCGGATCATTAGTTATACCTTCATTATCCTCATCATGCAGATCATATTGAGTTTCGTTATATAATACTGCATCGTACTTATATGTATCTGGTAAATCTACATATAAATCACCTTGCGCATTTTTATATACATTACCACCAAGTTTAACAATACCAAATGTAGTTTCGTCAGCTTCCCAATAATCATCTTCAAAAGCTAACCAACCTAATTCATTATATATAATAAGAGATCCGTCATCTAAAGTATAATCTACTTGATTATTAGAAGATTCTCTAATAACAAAACCATCAACATCTCTAACTATATTATTGTTTGAAACTGAAATTAATGGATTTCCACTACCACTTCCACCTATCGCATCTAATGTATTTGTAGCTGGTTCATATGTTAAATTATTACCAAGTTTAATAGCAGCTATATTTTCTAAAACAGCCGCAGTCCCATCTAATATATTATCATCATGACTTAAACTCCAAGTTAAACTCCTATTTGTAGTAGTCCAAACCGGAATAGGAATACCAGAAATATCAGGAATACTTATAGAATCTAATATTGCTATATCAATAACATCATTTACAGATGTAACAGATACTCCATTACTACCTTTTAGTTGTTTAAAGTTTAATGTTCTTTTATTATCAGTTTCCGTATAGTCTCTGTAAACACTTACAGTACCTCCAGTTATATTAGCTGCATTATCTACTAAATTAGGAACATCAAGGCTTATAATTCTATTAATAGTATCAGTACTAACAGTAATATTAGTTCCTTGTTTTATAGTTCTAAATGGTATTAATAAACCATTTTTACCATTTGATGAATCATAAATTAAACCTTCGCCTAAACCTACATTCTCTCCATCATTTACTTCTCCACCACCAGCCCCTGTTGCTTGTAAATCTATATAGTCGCTATAACTTGTTATTACAACACTACTATCAGAACTATGTAATCTCTTAATAGCTATATCAGTATTAGAACTATTAGTAGCGCCAGTTATACCTTTAGTTACACCTATACCAGTAGAACCAGCATCTGTAAGACTAATAGTATAATCCATATCAATATCTATGGTATTACTACTAGTATTTTGAATAATATCTATTCTAGGATCAATAGAATTTAAAGTATAAAACTGTAAATTCTTATTCATTATATTGAATCCAGCATATACTTCAATAGCTCCACCTATATTCTCACCTTTATTAGCTTCACCCGAAGTAGGTTCATTATCTAATTGTTTATAGTCACCATCTATATACATATATACATGATCACCAGTATTAATTAATCTACCTTCTTGTTCCGTATAAGAGCTAAATTGCTTAGGTTTAACTACAATAGTACCGTCTACATTTAAAGTAGCATCTGATAAAATCCACTCTAATTTATCATCGTGAATAAATGAACTATCACCATTACTTAATTGTAATTTATATTGATTACCACTAGAAGGATAATATGTATTAGGTATATTAATTGTAATATCAGGAGCACCATCTACAACAAAAGTATAATCGCCATCTAATACTGTAATATCAGTTAAATAGAAATTACTACCAGTAGCAAAATCTTTCCATACTAAATTATCATAGTATTGGGGTTTTAAAGTAGTACCTGAACCATCATTTATAAACTGAATCATACCACCTAATGGGGTATTTGTTCCATTAAATGCTCCAATTCTAACTTCTTCTTTAACATGAAGTCTATTATTAACATATAATAGCCCATTAGCGAATTCCCCGTAAAGGAGAGAGCCCTCTCTAAACCCATCAACAGTAGTATAGTTAGTATTACCTATATAAAGTTTATCTCCATCAGGTTCTAGTCTACCAGCATAAGGCCCAATAAAAACACTACCTTCTTTATTAGTTTGAGATCCGGCATAATAACCTAAAGCTACATTATAATTAGCATCTTGACCTTGTACCTTTTGAGTATGTATATTTGATAAAGCATTAGCACCAATAGCTACATTATGTGCAGCTAGAGAATCACTATCGAAATCAGCTTTCCAACTATTATTATTTATAAATAGATTGTTATGACCTTTATACTGTAATATACTTACATAATTTGAATCTAATATACTATTCTTAGCAAATATACCCTGATCATCTGTTAATAATATCCTACTATTAACATAGTCGTATTTTAAATTAAACCTACCACCAATTTCATAATTTTCATCAAATAGTATTTTTTGATCACCAGGTAAATCAATAGATGGCATACTAGCATCAATATCTACTTCAAAAGTAGCACCATCACTTCTAGCTATAGTAAGAGTACCATCAAAATTAGTAAACCCAGTTATATGTAAATCATCGCCTTCATCTGCAATATTAACATACTCCATTACACCTAAATCGTTATTCCATCTAACGTATTTTAAATGTTCTGTTGTATCTGGCATACGGCTTTCACCTTCTATACGATGAAAACCTTTTGCTTGCATTAAATCCATATATTCTATATTATGTTATTCAACTCTCCATCTAATCTTAACAACCATACCTATTTTTAAATCATAGAAGTTATGCCAATATAAAGTATTTTCTATTATATGATAACCATTGCCAGTAGTAGTATAATCAGGATCATCACCTTGTACTTCTAATAGTACTGTATCTATATCTACATCTCCAATGTTAAAGTTAAGATTAGGTATTACAGTTTGCCCATTTTCAGATATAGTAATCATTTGGGATCTCCAATTAGTTAAAGGTATAGTACCATCTTTTAAATCATCTCCATCAGAACCATCATAACCATCTTCATCTCCAGTACCACTATCGGGACTACTCGTATCGACATATGGTCCATTATCATCAGTAATACATATAACAGAAGGATACCTTGTAGTAAAATAATCAACGCGACTATTTATATCAAGTGCATTAATATATTCTCTAATCTTGTATATTATATCTTCTATCTCACTTTGATTGAAATTATAATATACAGCATTATATAATGCTTTTTCTAAAGCATATAACGTCATAACATCTTTTGCGTATTTATGTATATAAGTTATATGCCCTATAAGTATAGCATCAGTATAAAGTTCTATAATTTTATACCGTATATTAATACATCTAAGTAATTCGTAATTTATCCTAGTAGTCGAAATCATTAGTAGTATTATAAATATGATTATATGCTTTACGCCATTTAACTTCCCTATCATAAGAATATACAGCAACGGTACTTAACTTCTCCATATATTCTAGTAATTGAGCATTCATACCATAATGTAGACTAGTATATAAATCATTAATAGGAACATGCAAACTAAGAGTACCTCTATGTACAACTTCTTCAATCCTATATGTAGATCCAAAAGCTAATCTTTGAGATAACATTTGATCAGCTTCACCTTCATTAACAACTATCTCTAATTGATAGAAGTTATCTGGTGGAAATTCAGAACCAAATATACTTTCAAAAGTATATACTAAACCAACAGATTCATTAAGGAAAGCGCTTATATTAGCTGAATCATTTATAGATAGTTTCTTTATATACTTTGTTTTATCTTCTCCTCTAAAGTATATATTTATAAGATTAATGGATGATAAACCACTATAATCAGTACCGTCATCAATTATAGTAATAGTTTTATTATCGCCATCAACTTCTATTTTAAACTTAACTTCACTCATAATAATTATTAAAAAAAAATGGCTGTATTATCAAAATACAACCATTTGAATAGTAAAAGGATATTTATAAAGTATAGAGAGTACACTTAAATATTTACTAAAGTAACATTAAGCAGACCACCTAGTTAAAGGTGATCTGCTAATTGTTTAACATCAATCTTCAATTAAGCTACAGCAGCTATTAAAGCATCAACAGCTGCAACTATATCTGTATCATCCGAAGGAACAGCAAGTACGAAACTTTGTTTCTGCGGATTAGAATTGTTTGTGATATAAGCGTGTTCCCTCTGATTAAACCAGTTAAATACATAAGTAGTATATGTTTTACCAGCTTCAACCTGTGAAGGTACGCTATAAATATCAACATCTAAATTCCTAGTAGCGGTAGCACCATATTCACCGCTGGTAAGTCTTTCAAGTTCTTTAATCTGATCATTAGAATTAATAGCCAAATCAACAACTTGTGACTTACCAGATCCATCAGTAATGACAGTACTTCCGTATAATAGACCATTGGCAAGAATCTGGAATTTATGACCTGCATCTACAGAAGTAAATATAATACCGGCATCACCAGTAGCTACTTCAGCAGTTACAAATTCAGCAATAGCTGGGTTAGCATTAAAATCAGCAACAATATTAGCTAACATTTGAGCATCTGTAATAGACGAATCATTAACAGTTAAACTAACATTATACCTTCTACGTTCCCAAACTTCTTTTTCCAGATCGAAAACTTCAACTCCGTAAGTAGCTCCAACTACTTTAGTTCCAACTACCAGATTTCCATCTAAGGTAGAACTAAGTGTAGCACCACCCCAAGCATCAGGTGTACCATCTGCAATAACTTCAACAATCTGACCTTCTGTAAGATCAGTATCAGCAGCAATAGCTAAACCAGTAGATACATCTTTTAACAATGCAGTAGTACCTGCTCTAAAGTCACCAGCTGTAGAAGCAACAGTAACTTCAAATTGAGTACCTACATCCCCAGCAGCAAAAGCACCAGATGTTTTATCTGCAACACCATCACCACCAAGTACAGTTACCTGATTAGATGGAGCTACATAAGCTTGCTTAACAGCAGCAGCTACAGCAGTAAGTGGAATTTGAGGACTTCTTTTGGGAGCAACATCATCTGGCATACCAACATAAAACTGTACGTTTTTGCTATCGCTCAAACCAGTTCCAGCAGCAGCCACTACTTCAGCAGCATCTCCAATAGCGACAAGAGAACCTTCTCGCACATCAGGGATTTCTTTTTCAAGTGTTAAACTATCTTCAACACCGGCAGCTCCTTTAGCAGAAAAAGGAACACCATATTTTGTAACTAATAAACTTTCCATAATTAATCATTATTTGATATTTCATTCAAGTATTTTTCGTAATTACCTGCATTTATTACACTATTAACCTTTGAAACAGCCATATCTACTATTTCTCTATGAGTATGGTCTGGTAATATACAGTCTGTGTCATTATATACAATAGATGGATACGTTGTAAGATAAGTCAAATAAATACTATTAACTGTAAAATTATCTTCATATACATTAATTTTGGAATTATGTATATCTCCTACAGGACTTTTAACATGACTTCTATAAAATTCAGTCACTAATATAGTATCTACAATTTCATTGTCATACATCCTTACAGGACGCTTCCTATAGGTTAAACAATCATTATAGGTATCAGAAGATACCCTAATACGTTTAAGATAATCATCCGGTATAAGTATATACTTACCTCTATCAAAAGATTTCAATTCTAGAGTTCCTCCTTCAGCTGCGTTAGAACTATCTGTTTTAACTAGAGTTCTAACATCATCAAGATTCTTTTGAATATCTTCAAATCCCTCAGAAGCTACAACACTATTAACAGCATTTTCTATAAACCTAGACATTTGGTCGTTAAGAAACAGATCAATCTCCTGTGGTTGAAAGACCTTATTCTTTAAGCTATTAACTCTATTAGCTTTAACTCTAAAATCTATGTGCATACCAGCACTATCCATTTATATAACTCTTTAATTTTGCACTAAATTTAGTAATAGCAGGTTTGTTTCTTTCACTGTTTTTAAAGAATACAAGAGCTTCCCGCATATTATTACCAATCACATCATTATTTTCATCAACAATTACATCAGAACCTGCAAGTTTACGAAGTATTCCGAAATGAATCATCATTTGAATAGTAGATTTAAGTTCTAAATCTTTATCTTCAATAACCTTAACAAATTGACTAGGGTTCTCATTTTTAAACGCCTCAACTCTATCTACTTTTTCCATCTCATTAAGAGAAGTAATGTCAACAGCACCATCAAGATAAACCCAGAGTACTTTATTAATTTTCTCCATATCCTGAATAAGCTTAACATATTTAACAGTAGCATCCTTCCGAAGATTAAACATAACTTCTTGTTTATATCTTTCAGCACTAGGATCTTGTAGATAGAATCTTATAGCACCACTCTTATTAATAAGAGCTATATCATTAGCAACATCCCCATAATGAATACAATATCTCCAAAGAATATATTCATCCACTTTAATAGGAACCGCTACCTTATATTGACGTTGTTCTAATGCTACAAGCTTTTCATCTCTTATTTTGAAAGCTCTATCTCTAAGTTCAGGTGTATTTCTATCGGACTTATTAAACTCCTCATGAATAGCAGCAGATGCTTTAGCATGAGCATCCGCTGCTTTCTGGTTGTCAAAAATAAACCCTGTTTCCAATTTATCGCCACCTTCAGACACAATATGAGATATATTATTCAAATATAAGTCAAACATCTTACCAAAACTATCAGCTTCTGATCTAACATTAAGAAGGCTAGGCATATATTTATACCATTCTTGCATATTCTCCTTAATCTTAGAAACGGCATTAATAGACGAGCCAATCCTAGATTTAACTTCTGGAATATATTTAACATTCCTAGCAAAATAAGCAGATGTGCTTTCTTTACGCATTATATAAATAGGACGACTTACCTTAACCGGTTCATTGATAGTATCATTTAAGCTAGCTTTATTATCACTTACCGCTGTAGTGGTATTAGCTTTATTATCACTCATTTTATTATAATTTTATTAATTCAATTTACATTGCAACATAAAACATCCAGTAGTATTTTTAATATTAATACCTTTACTGAATTTATGTTCGTAACTAGACGCATCCTCATCTTTAGAAATTTGAAGAGTATTAACAGCTCCCCAAGATTCAGGAATAGGTGCAAGACCTTTAACAATACCTACAATATCGGCTTGTCCACGTTGACGAACCATCTGAACATTACGTTCCCCACCAGAAAGTGAATGGTCAACAAAAATACCAACGTGAGAACTCATAGGTAATTTAGTTCTAGGATGGATATTACCGTTAGCTTTATCCAACTCAGCCCAAAGACCTCTATTAAGAAGGTGTAATTTTTTAAGAGTAATAGTATTACCTTTGATATCCCTATACTGTGTAAAGTTATTACCGTAAGTAAGGTTACCAAGACCACCATTAATCATTTTTTCACCAAGTGCTTGCTGGAATCCATTGGCTTTAGCATCGCTAACAATAGCTTCATTGAAATCATCAGCAAAACCATCACCACAATAAAGAACAATCTCCATGTTACCTGTATCAGTATCTTTATCAAATACACTATTGATAGTAGCTTTAAGCTTATCGATAGTCAGATAATAACCATAAGTATCATAGTTATATTCTTTAATCATTTCCATCATACCGGCACCTTCAGGAATAGGTTGTCCTGAATCATAATCTTTCATAATAAGTTCACCATTTGGCAACCTATTATATTCAGAAGTCCAAAGATGTTCTTCGTTATACAGTCGCATATCAATTTCATGCTGACGCATTTCTTCGTTAATCCAACGATTAGTAGTACCACCACTCTTAGTTGGGAACTGAACATCTACAACTTTATTGGCCAAGTTACCACCAATATGTTTACTATACCTAGTAAAGCTAATTTGGTTAAACATTTTACCAGGCCCACGAACATTACTCCTGTTACCTCTTGAGAAGGATTCAGGAATAGTAGGAGCACCCATTACCCAGTGTTTACCAGGCTGTAGATTGGAAAGATCACAATAAGCATTAGGATTTGTAGTTTTAAGCTCCAAAGTATATTTCCATTTACCTTCTCCTTCTTTTTCAGGAGCTTTCATAATACGAGCTCTAGTAACACCATCCGGAGCTAAAAGAGAATATTGTTCAATAAGGATATTAGACTGAAAATAAACATAGAAAGGCCTAAATCCTTTACCTGGCTCTGGATTAGCAACTCCATCAAAGAAAGCAATTTGCTCACTATGACGGGCTTTACCCATTACATCCCAATCGTATCCAACACCGTTAATATCCATAACACCACCATTGGCAGCATTACCTTCTGTCATAACGGTAAGAGGGAATTTATCACTATCCTGTCCCCACAAATAAGTAAGGGTAGGAGTAAGTTTGTCGGTTTTATCCAACATCAGACGATAAAGTGTATCTTCATTACTATAACCTCGTGAATCATACACCCCACGTCTAGTTTCTCTAACATTAAAAGGCATAATTTAAAATATTTTAATTACATTACTTTAATAAATTATATCGTCATTACTGTTACTAGTATTCTTTTTAACCTTTACTGTAGCTTTAGGAACTCTACCCTTAGATTTAGTAAATTTACTTTTGAAACTATTAACAGCTTTCTGATTACTTTTCTGATTAACAAGATAATCAATATCATTACCGGTAAATCTTAAATAATCAATTAGAAGTTTATATTCTAGATCCTCATTTTTAGCATCTAATTGACTTCTAGTAAGACCATTACCAGTATCTTGTGTAACATACTCAAAGAAATCATTAACAGTGGCAGTTCTGATAATACCATTTTTATCCTTAACTTTTATATTTTTAGGAATAGTATAATCTAAAACTTTACCACGTTCTAATATTTCTTTAACATTATTAGCATGAGCTTCTTTATTAGCTTGTTCTTCTTGCTGTTGAGCAATAACAGCTTCCTTCCTCTGTTGACGACTTTCTTTCTCTTTACCTACTATAAAAGACAATGAATTTTCAGCTTCCTCGAATAGCTTATCTTTTTCTTTAAACATTTCAGCTATATTCTCAGCTCTTTCTCTAGTATTACCTCTAAGCATCTCAGCTTCGACTACTAGATTAAAATGTTGACTTTCATTATCTTTATCAATAGTTATATTCTCATGACTGGTTTGATTACCATATCCTTCTGGGGAACCATTAACCTTAACATAATTATAGAAATCTTCAATATGAGGATTCTCTTGAAAGAACTTATTTATCTGCTCTTGTGCAGTACGAATACCATAAGTTTGAACTAGATGTAAATCTCTAGCTGCAAGACCTTCAGGGGTTTCATCAAATTCAACAGGATTGCCTTCATCATCGGTAAACTCAAAACCTGTTATTTTATTAGCAGAATCATAGATAGGTTCTTCATTAGGATCGTAATCTACATAATCACCTTCTTCGATAACGCTATCAACCAGTTCATCAGCTGACATTACTACATTACCATCATCATCTACTAACTCACCGTTTTCGTTAATTTTAGCATCGTAGTATTTACCATCTTCATCTTCAACTCTGAATGTTTCTAAAGATTTAATATAATCCTTAGCTTTTTCAACATGAGTTTCTTTAGTTTTGGTTATACCTTTCTCATAATCATCTTTGGTTACAAGAACTTCACCATCAATATTAGTGACATTACCTTCCTTATCTAATCTAAGAAGTTCAAGATCATCACCATATTTCGTAGATAGGAAATCAGATGCAATAGGACTTAGATCTTTTAATTCAGACAATTCAGAATTATCAGGTTTTTTAGCAGGATCATCACCTTCACCACTATCTCCTGTTCCGCCTTTAGGTTTACCACCTTTAGGATCATCATCGTCATCAATTATAAAACCACCGTCAGCGGTAGGACTACCACTTTTCTGTCCAGAACCTGGCTCATCATCAGAAAATCCGCTTAATATCACATCAGGATCACCACCTGAACTACCAGGTTCGTTATCCAATTTGCGGTTAAATTTACTTACTGTGAACATTACTTTTTAAATTTTAGTTGTTACATTACAATTATATAGTATAGTAACCCCATTGTATTTTATCAATTTTCAGCTAACCTCTGGGATTGCTATTATACCACTTATTTACTTTTCTTATCGTATTTGTTTTTATTCTCTTTAGCTATCTTTAATTGAGTATCTATTTGTTTCTCTTTAAGTCTAGAATCTTCCCTTTGCTTACGTTCAGCTAAATCTAGCTTCCTACGTTCAATATCTGATTTCATAGTATCTATATCAGACATTAAATCACCACTAACATCCTCTTCACCTTCCATAGCTTTAAGTTCTAATTCTGCTAGTTTTATTTCAGCATCAATTAACTTACGAGACATTTCACCTTCTTCTTTCATATTCTCAATGAATAATTCTTGATCTCTAGCAGCTTGATCATTTTGAGCCCTAATCTGTTCAGTCTGTTGCATTATCTGTTCTTTCTCATTAGCCATAGCTGCTTCAAACTCTTGTCTCTTAGTTTCATAATCTCTAAAAGCTTTCTTAACAGCCGCCATATTATTACTATCAATAGCTTCTACAGCTAAAGTAAAATCTCCATTTTGAGAAGCAGCAAATGCAAGATCATCTAACTTACGTTTCTTTTCAGCTTGTATAAAGGAACTTTCAACATTAACACCATACATTGACATTATATGTTGATCTGTATCTAAATCTAAGAATTGATTTCTATTATTAGAATCTGTATATGAACCAGAAAGAGTATCATTAGCCGCCATAACTTTAGAAAATCTAAATCAGCTTCAAATTCTTTCTCTTGCCATTTCTCAAACATTGTATATATAATAACAGAACCCATAGATGACCTAACTATAGCTTCTTGAGTAGTAGCTTTACCATCACTACTTGTAACTTCGCCGTATCTTTGTCTATTCATATCTACAGTATCCCAGGCTTCTTCTTTCATCCTATCCATTATATCTGTAATATGAGCAATAAATTGGGATAGACTAGCATCTACTACTCTAATATGTTGAGCTTTAGTTCCAGCATCATCTTCTGAATCATCATAAGGAAATATAGAACTAGCTTCAATTTTATGAATAGTTTCTTCTTTTTCTAAAGCAGTACTACCAAAAAGACTTTTAGGTACTACTAGGATTTTATCTTTATTCTTAGCTATAATTTTTTCTCTATAATAAGCAAATATATTTCTAGCTATCTGGAACGGTAGTATAGCTTCTGGAATAGAGAATGTAAATCCAGTATTAGGTATTATTTCAGATATACCATTATAAGGTAG